ATGGCTGGGCTCTGAACCTCAAAAGAAGGCTACGAGCCCTCTTGTTGGGGAAACCTGATCCGATCTGGACTTCCAGACAGGTCAAGTTGATTTACCGAGAGCCGGAGAAACTCCGCTCCAGTAAATCCCGTTCTCAAAGACTAATTGAAGTCCTGAAAACGGTCGACGGGATGTTTTTCCAGAGATTTCTGGCATACCCCGAAGAAGAATGGACGTGGTCGCGATACGACACGTTCGTTCTTGGGAACCTCTCTCACTTGATAAGTGATGAGTTTCTCGATGGTGAGCTGTGCGATGGAATCGAACAGCACACCACGTTTTACGCTCAGCTAAAAACTGCACGTAAAACCTTCAAGGAATACGCACACAAGCGTAACCTTGAAGGCCTCTCTCGGGAGTACGATGTACTACCGGAGTGGCTACGGCAATTCATCCCAATCTGGGAAGAAACTAGCCGTACAGAAGGTCACAGGTATGATTACCTAGTGGGCCTTCTGTCCCAAACGAGGGGGTGTGGAACACCTCCTCCTTTGGTTATCCTGCAGGCCAAGATAAAATTCTTGAAAGTCGTGCAGGATCCACCAACTCCACTCTCTGCAACGCAGAGAGGGTTGGTGCAGGCTGCTCTGGATGAGACTCTTCGAGATCTTCCGGACAGCGCTTTCACCGGGCTCTCGACAAAGTCGAGAATCACGGTGGCAACCACCGCTTGCTGGGAAAAGACCAGGCAAGAAGGTGGGACGCTCGAGGAAATATCAGAACTGGTATATCCTGGGGCGCACGGGATGAAGGCTCCTGTAAGGGACCTTCATACCGGTAAGGTGGTTTCCCGCATGACGATGTCTGAGGGTACCATCGGCGAGTACGTGTTCTGGCTGTGCCTAGATCAAGTACTTCGCACACCACCGGATACGCTCCGTAGAGCGTACCTAACGGTGGTGAGAGAGCCGGGTAAAGGAAGATCCGTTACCAAGGCCTCTGCTTGCCTCAAGATCGTTCTTGATCTTGTTAGCAAGATCTCGGCTGTACCCCTAGAACGGGGTATACCGAGCTCCCACTCGGGGATGGGCAAAGCCCACCACGGGTGGAACTTCTTCCTTGAGCTGATGTCAGTTCAAAGGAAAGAAGAACTCTTCTCCGTCGCAG